GCATTTCTTGCGATCCAACAACTCCAAAAGAAAGCACCCATTTAATGGCCTTATCCGCCGCTTCCTCCAACTTGGCCTTAGCGTAGGCGTCGAGGGCGAACTGAATCACATTTGTTGCTACGTCGATGTCCCAAACAAAATATGGTTTTTCGCTGTGACTAGTATCAATAAAGCATTCTTCGTGTATAATTCGTGCAATCTCTTTTGCATCTTTTTCTATCATAACCTTTTGTATTGTATTCATATTTTATTTTCCTTCTTTAGAAATAAAATACTAAAATAAAAACAAAAAGTCAACTTTTTTTTAAGAATATTGCTAAACTAATACCTATTGGAGCTATTATTTCAGAAAATAAAGCAGGGAAAATAGAATATAAAAACTGTATAAAATCTCTATTACTTTTAAAAATAAAAGCTACCCAATCATAAAAATCAGTAATATTTTCTTTCATATTATCTTTGTTTTCTATTGTTTTTTCTTTCATTTCATTTGTTATTTTTTCAAGCTGATTCATTATTTTATCAATTTCATTATCAGCAATACTTAATCTATAACGGAGTTCATCATATTGTTTTTTGTTATTTTCTATTTGTTCAATATTTTTATATTGTTCGAGAATAGAAAGAATATGTTCTTTATTTCTTCTTCGATCTATTAAATCAGTTTTTAGAGATTCTTCTTGTTCTTTGAGTATATTTAAAATAATATTTTGATTTTTTTTATCAGAATAATGTTCTTTTTCTTGTTTTTCTGTAATAATAATCATATATTGATTATATCGCGTTGCTATAGCCGAACCAATACTATAAGAGGTTACAATTATCCAAAGAATTGAAATAATAATAATAGGGAATATTTGTACAAATTTAGAATATCGTTTAATAAGTGCAATAATAACTTGAAAGGAAAAAACCATGAAAAGAGTCATAGTTACCGATTGAAATAAAGCTGGGAGAAAAGGCTGAGATTCAAAAACCCACATTGTTAAATAATAACCCGATATAACAGAAGCACCTATTCCTATAATTCCCATGACAATACGAATAAAAGAAATATCAAAATTTTTAAACCTTTTTCTTCTTTGAAAATGGGATCTAATTATGTTAGGAATTAACTTCGACTTTTTGTGAATTTCTTCTGAAGATAAAAATGATTGATAAATTATAGTTGCTTCGTCTATAGGTAAATGAAGAGATTCAGCAATAGATCCCATAGGAGGAGAACCATTATAGTAATCATATAATCCTTGAAGATTTTTATATATTTCTTTTCTTTGCATTTACTAATTCCTTTTCCAAAGATATTCAAAAGTATTCCATTCCATTATTACAATTGGTTGAGTTAATGCTTTCTTCTTATGTACAATCATCCAATAACGGCCTTCTTTTGTATTTGTTTTTGCTTGTTCAATTGTAGAAATTAATGAAAATGATTCAGTATTTTTACATTCAATATCAAAAGGGAAACTCTTATATATATCCCCTCGAAAAACAATGTCAACTCCTCTTTGTCCCATTTCTTTACTATGAATTAAACACTGTTCATCTTGTTGATTAAATTGAACATTAAATAATTTAGCAATTCTTTCACATACCCAGTATTGAAGATTTCTTCCTTTTCCTTTTGCTGAAGAAATTTTAATTTTCTTATCTACTTTATTCAATTTTTTATAAATATGAATATCAAATAATTCATCAGGTTCAAGAATATTTTTTATTCGTTGTATTTCCTCAGTAGATAATTGAATCCACTTATTTGACATTATTAATCCTTTTCTTCTTTTGCAATTTTTCCCATTCTTTAATAGACACAAATTCAATAGCAGTTTCCCCAGGGACATGTTCATTAGTATTCCCAATATAAACTTTTTTTATTATAATTAAAAAAACCAAATTTTTTAAATATTTTATTTAATTCTCTTAAATTTATGCTAATCATAACCTACTCCATTTTTCCCATAATATATTTTTATCTACACAATCAGGACACATATGCTTCCACTCTTCTTCTACTTTTTTTGATTTCCAACCATCCTCTTTCATTTCATTCATAAGTTCATCCCAATTATCATCTACATCAAAACTATCACAGAAATCACAGAAATCACAGTATACATCAAAATCATTAAAAGGTTTGTTTTTTTCAATCATAATATTACTCTTTAGAAATACAAATATATAAATAAATATTAAATTTTAAAAAGCTAAAACCAAAATTAATATAAAATCCTGGATAACATACAAAATGAATAATAGGTAAAAAATTCCAAAAAGAATGTTCCCAATAAATTCCAAAAGAACTATAATTACCTTTTCCAAAATTTTTTTCAAAATAACTATTCATATTTATTTTTCCTTATAATCTTAATTCTTTCTTCAATCTCTTCCCATTTTTGAATAACTGCTAATCTAAGATCCTCCTTTAATCCATTTTGGTCAATATACTGAATTAAATCTTCTCGGGGATATATCTCATTTCCTATTTTATCCCAAGTAAGTTTATCCGCACGTTTAAGAATTTCTCCAGTTTCTTTTGATCGACAATCAAAAAGAAAATCTACATTTGCTGAAATATCATCAATACCATAATCAAAAATAATTGGAACAAAGCAACTTCGATATGGCCTAGGATGCCGAGTCTTTTCAGCAGTTGTTTCAATAAGAACACTTACCGTTCTTCCTTCTTTTTCCTCCTTTTCTCGTAATTTACTATAGATTCTTGCTGTTTCATAAAAACCTATAGCTCTCCCTCCCCCTAATCGATTTTTCTTTCCATACATACCTGCATTCGCATTATCCCTTTCTTGTGATATAACGTAAAGTAAAGCATTCTTTTCAGATAGTTTACTAGCTAGTCCCCTAAACATTTCTTGAGAAAGAAACTTAGCAGAAGCCATTCCATAAGAACCTTTATCGAATTCTTTTCCTTTATCAAGAGCTTTATGACGTTCTTCTTTTCTATCTTCAATTTCTTTCGAGGATAAAGAATCAAGAGAATCTAAAACATAGATTCCACATTCATCTTCTTTTAAAGAATCAAGAAATTTACTAACATCCCATTCCCATTCTTCCACAGTAAGAGGAATGTCTTGTTCATTTCTCTTTGGATTTATTATATCAAAACCATATAGTTGATTACTGTTTATAGTATTACCACCTTCGATATCTGCATATTTCCAAATAAATTTATCTTTGAATGTATGATAAGCTGATGCTATAAGTTCACAAGCTTTAAATGTTTTTGTACTGGATGATCCCCCCCAATCTCTTACAATTGTTCCGGCTTCATAACCCATTCCATAACCAATTTTTTCTCCCCCTCCTACTACAAGATCAAGAAGAGTACTTCCTGTAGAAAAATACAGTTTCTTTTTTTCTTTTTTATCTGTCATTATATGTTTTCCTATACTTTCAAATAACTTTTCCATTTTATTTATGAACAAACAGACCACACTTTAATAAGAATGTGGTCGATTTGTTCTTTTTATCTTATCTACTTTTCGCCGCTCTGCACTTATCCCAAATTGAACAATTATCACATTCCGGTTTTTTATCATTATCTCTACCAAACATATATCCAGAAGGACAAGTAAGAGAAGATGTTTGAGATTCAACAGGAGAACTTTGACGAGTAGGAGTTTCCGAATTTCTCCTAACAGTTTGAGGTTCAGAAGAAGTTGAACGTACTACTTCCTCTGAAGGAATAGCAGTCCGTGTTCTTACTTCTTCATGAAATGCACTTCTTTGTGATGTTTCTTCGACAACACTTTCTTCAGGTCCACCATAAAATAAAGCTTTCAATTCTTCATAAGATTTAACAATAAGCAAAGCAGAAAAATCAATAGCTTTATCCATCATTTCTTTAGTAATATCAAAGTCTCGTTTTTGAAATTCAAAATCTTTAAAAGTAGTAGTTTCAAATCCTCCTTTCTTTTCCGTAGTAGTACGAAAGAAAATTGTGTATCCTCCAACAGCTTCAGCAAAAGGAAGATAAGTAAGTCCTTGTCTCTGAGCAAGAACTTTATTCTTTTCAATCATTTCTTTTTCAAAAAGAAAATGACTTACATCAAAAACTAAAGGAACAAACCCATCCACTTTTGCATTAAAAACATTATAGATAACTCGTCT